TCATTTAAAATCGTATCGAAAACTTCAGAAGGGTCTGAATATACATTTTTTATAATGTATGTATAAGAACGAGAATGAATCATTTCCATGAACTCCCAGACCTTCATACATGCTTCCAATTCTGGAAGAGAGCAGTATGGGGCAAATGCCATACCAGGACCTCTTCCTTGAACTGAATCAAGCATAATCTGATATTTTAAGTTTGATGTAAAAATATGTTTCTGTTCTGGACGAAGAGTTTGATAATCTCCCCTGTCTTTCTGTAAAGAAATTTCTTCAGGTCTCCAAAAGTAACCTAATTGTTGTTGAGTTAATTTGTCAAATACTGGATACTTATATTGATCATATCTTTGTAGTCCTAATGGTTGTCCAAAAAACATAGGTTGTTTTTTAGTATCTACTTCTTGAGAATTAAAAACGGTCATTGATTCGACCATACTTTTTTCCTCTGAATTTGTTTTAAAATTAAAAACCATACTTCCCTCAACAAATTAACTTAACTCACACTGTAATATTTAACTAAGTCAGATTTTGCAACTTTCACAATCATCTTCATCACCACTCATAATGTCATCAAGAAGAGATTGGAGTTCTTGCTTTGGTTCTTCAACTACTTCATCAGTTTTAATATCATAAGTATTCTGATAATATGCAGTTTTCCATCCCATTTTATAGCACATTAGAAGATCTTGTGCCATTACGCTAACAGGGACTTCATTATCTGAATAATTTTGTGGGTTATAGGACCAGTTTCCACTAATCGCTTGATCGAAGAATTTTTGCATAACAGCAACAATATTGATATAACCAAGATTGCTAGGCATATCCCAAAGAAGCGTATAATTGTTCTTAAGAGTTTGATACTGCGGAACAATTTGCTTGAGAGGTCCTTTCTTGGACTTCTTAACGGACAGGTATCCTCTAGGTGGTTCGATTCCGTTGGTTGCGTTTGACACAACGGAACTGCTCTCCGATGGCATCTGTGCGGACAATGTTGAGTTCCGGACTCCATATTTCTTAACCTGCTGCCGCAGTGACTCCCAATCATACTTAAGTTCGTTAGGTACAATTTCATCCACATCTCGCTTATAAGTATCTATAGGAAGAATACCTTGAGCATATTTCGTTCGGTGAGAATACTCGCAAGGACCTTTTTCTCTAGCAAGTCTGACAGTTGCTTTAATTAAATAATACTGAAATGCTTCAGTCAGATCGTGTACCAATTGCCATGCTCTAGGATCCCCATAATGCTCTCCGTGCTTGGCAAGATAATGAGCAAGACCAATATACCCCACTCCAAGAGAACGACGTGCTCTGGTGGCAATTTCTGCCGATTTGACGGGGTATCCTTGAAAGTCAATCAACTCATCAAGAGAACGAACAGAAAGATCACAAAGAACTTCAAGTTCATCATTGGTTTTGATTTTACCAACATTAATTGCACTCAAAATACAGAGAGCAATTTCACCATCAGGATCATCGATGTGTTGAATAGGTTTAGTTGGAAGAGTAATTTCTTGACAAAGGTTACTCATTTCAACCTTATCAATAAATGATGAATGAGAGTTGCAATGGTCAATATTCATAATGTAAATACGACCAGTCTCTGCTCTCTCTTTTAAGAGGTCCAAAAAGAGTTCCTGAGCTCCGATAGTTTTTCTTGGAATAGACTCATCTCGTTCATAACGAACATATAGATCGTCAAATCCATCAGTGCCAAAAGCATCATATAAACCAGGAACTGCATGTGGGGAGAAGAGTGAAACCTCTTCATTTTTGATGAATCGTTCATAGAAAAGTTTGGAGATTTGAATAGAGTAGTCTAACTTACGAACACGATTATCTTCAGTTCCCTTGTTATTTTTCAATACTAAAATGTCTTCGATTTCTTGGTGCCAGATTGGGAAATGAACAGTAGCACTTCCACCACGAATCCCGTTTTGTGTACAACATCTAACAGTTGCTTCAAACTTTTTGAGGAATGGGACAACACCTGTATGCTGAACTTCTCCACCTCTGATTTTAGAATTGATTCCCCTGATGCGACCTGCATTGATACCAATTCCTGCTCTTTGCGACACATAGCGACCAATTGCCATATCAGAACTGAAGATACTGTCAAGGGTGTCATCAACATCAACAAGAACGCAACTTGCATATTGGCGAAGTGGGGTTCTAACACCTGCCATGATTGGTGTAGGAATGTTGATTTTGTGCTTTGAGATTGCGTCATAATACTTCTTAACGTAATCTAAACGTGTCTCTTTTGGATACTTTGAAAATATAGTAGCAGCAATCAAAAGATACATGTATTGTGGAGTTTCATAAAGTTCGCCAGTGCTGCGATCCTGAACCAAATACTTATCTACTACTTGACGAAGACCAGCATAAGTGAAGAGATAATCGCGATCATGATCAATAAAGGATTCTAATTTTTCAAATTCTTCTTCAGAATAAAGATTTAAAATTTCAGAATCATAAACTCCCATTTCCACACATTTACGAGTGTGTTCTAAAACGGTCAAACCATTATAGATTCTTCCAAAAATTTGCTTTCGAATTGAAAACAACAAAAGACGGGCAGCAACAAACTGATAGTTTGGATGCTCAAGATCAATCAGGTCTGAAGCAGATCGAATTAGAATTTCTTGAATCTCTGCAGTAGTAATTCCACTATAAAACTGAATCCCAGATTGCATTTCAACTTGAGATGCAGAAACCCCAGCAAGATCCCTACAAGATTCTTCGACCATTACATGAAGTTTATTCAGATCAAGAGACTCAACATTACCACTTCTCTTGACTACTTTTGTTCCGTTGCTCATACTTTTTTCCAATTGTTAAACTTAATTTTTGCTTCTAAACCAGAGTAGATATTTGATTTTAACACATCCATAACATTAAGTCCAGCAAGCACCATATCATTAATATCCTTTTGTAAAATAGTTGCTGGCCAAATTACTATTTTATCACCTCTGTCGATGGTTTTTGATATTCGTTTGACGATTTCTTGATTGCGTGGTTCATTATCAAAAACCCAAATATAATCGCTCCAACCAAACGACCTAATATCAACATCGGACCCACACATAGCAACAGCGTTTTCAATGAAAGTGGAGTCGAAGGGACCTTCAACGATAAAAATCGTTTTTGATGTATCAATCTTTTCAAGACCGTAAAGTTTAGGAGAGTCATCAGAAATCATGACAGTGATGTATTTATTTGGAGAGGGTCCGAGTGCTCTTCCCTGAAATCCAATAAGATTTTTTTCAATGTCGTATAACGGTATGATAATTCTAGATTCATCCTTACCAATAGTGTTGAAGGTATGTTTTTGAGTGTTTGACCACTCTTTAAATTTGTCAGCAAAATAAAACTTTTCTGGATCAAGTTTTCTTTTTTCCAAATATTCGCAAGCAATCTGATTTTCTGATGCTTTGGGCAAATCAAGTTTTCTTTTGAATACTGGTTTTACAAACTCTAACTTCGGTTGCTCTACGATGAAGTTTTTACCAGTATGCCCTTCTTTAAACTTCTCCATCGAATATTGTTTGTGGAGAGTTGGATCCAATTCTTTAAGAAAATTATTGAAGGATAAACTTGCCCCACAATTATGACACTTAAAGTTTGTATTATTTTTGACTTGGTAAAAATACCCTCTCGTCTTACTTTTGTTCTTTTGGGAATCGCCACAAAGAGGACACCGAAAGTTATAGAGATCCGCTTTAACCCTCTTAAATTTTTGCAGGCGTGATGAAACGAGTCCAATATACTTGGAGTCAATCAAATCCATTATAAAGGTAGTATTACTTCGTGCTCTCTATTCTAGCAGGTTGTGAGTCCGGAGTCAAGATGTCTACAACCATATGAGATTGAGAAAATGCGAAAGAAATTACAACCGCTGCTCCAAAAATTATCCAACGAAATTTTGCAACTTCTTCAACCTTTGCTTCTAAAACTTTAATTCTTTCTGTTACACTATGATGCTGCTCTCGATTCTCTTCTTTTAACTCACCAATCATTTTAGAAATCATCTCATCTGTTTTACTAGATTGCTCAATTTTTTCATCATGGACTGCCAACATCTTACTAATGTTTTGACTAGTCTTACCCATAATCTGGATTGCTTCATCAATCTTTTTTAGCAAAAGTTCGTATGATGAAAGGCGTTCTTCTAAAACTGCAATTTTGGTGTCGGATGAGGTGTTTTGATTAAACATTTTCTTCGGTGGTGAGATTTGCCCATAACAAATCTACTATTATTTATTTTTCCCTTTTTCGCTGCCTTCTCACCATATCTTTAAAAAAGATATTCCATCTTCGCTTTTTTCTTAGATCAACAGGTGGCGATTCAGTATCAGGATTAAATCCCAATCCAGCAGAATTTGCAGAATTAGTAGGAACAGAAGCAACCATTTCTTCTTTAATATTACGAATTGTAAAAATTAATTTTTCTAATTTATCCATTAAATTGTTTGCAATTGTGACAAACACTCTACATCTTCTTCAATATCATGCATATGTGTTTTTGGATATTCCGGAAATCTATTCAAAAATAAAAGAAAACTTTTTATTGTTGGCCATAAATCCTTGTCCAAATTATAGAATAACAATGGAACAGCGGCGTCATTAAAAACATTAAAAAGTATGGTCAAATGATTTAAAATAAGGTGAGTTCTAAGCTCACCCGTATTTCTATATTTTTTTAGTAATCTTTTGACATATCGTATTCTTTTCAAATCAGATTGAAAATCCTCCATAGTTAATGCTTGGGGATTATCATAGAACTTTATGGCGAATATCAAATAATTGTCTTCATTCAATTCATCAAATCTCATACCATATTATCAGCTATCTGGATATCTACCGTCATCATCAGCGTCTCCAGTAATGCTAGATCCAGCAACTAGAGTCTCTGTTTTAACTCTGAAGTTTCCGTGATTATCAACATAAGTTGTAACACCAACCCAACCAGCGTGTGCTACGGCATAAGCAGCATTCTTACCACCAACCGTTCTACCAGCTGCTACAGTTGCTTCAGTAGTTCCTACACCAAAGACTGCGGAGAATCTGTTTGACTTTACATCAGGAGCAAAATATTGCCCATCTTCAAGAGTATACTTTGGTTTTTGAGTTATAGTGTAAGCAACACCAACTGTTGCACCAAATCCAACGGTGCCAATTCCAATGAGAAACTGAGTTGAACCAATTGAAAGTTGAGTATTGGATGTTACATCACTAATTACTGCTTGACCGTAAGTAGCACCAGCACCAACTACCAATATATCTCCAATAGAAATTCCTGCAGTTACAAAAGTTGTGCCACTACCGGTTACGGTTTCAGTAGCAAGATTAATCGTGATAGTTCCAGTAAGATTGCTTAAAGAATCTTTATTGCCCCAAAGAGACATGTTTCCTTACCTATGAATTCTTTTCTAATGATATTTATAAAAAAAGGAGACCTTAAGTTTGGTCTCCAAAATATTAACTAAATTTTTACTAATTTTATCTTTGTGGTTGAAAAAGTTTTTCTTTTACAAGTTCATAAACTACATTATCAATACTATTGTCTGTGCTATCAACATACTTTTTAAGTAGGTCAAGAACAAGATTTTTAACTGCTGAATGTGTTGCAATTGAAATAATAAGTGGTTTAATTACCACCACTAATGCATCTCTCATGATGTTCTCCGTGTGAAGAGTATCCTGTTTTATTTATCTTAAATTTGGATTTCTTTCTCTAGCAGTCAAAGAAGGATGATCACGATCATCATCATAACTATCATCATCAGATTTTGATGGTGGAAAAATTGGTTTCATTTTCTTCTTTTGTTTTTGCGTTCTGCCATAGATTCCCATATGTGAAAGATTTGTAGTTCCTTCAGAAGGTTTCTTTCTCGCCCTTTTTGGCATTTCTTCTTCAATCACTTCACCTTCTGGATCATATTGTGCTTTTTGAAGCGTAGGTAATTTTGCCCCAGTTGCCTTTGGTTCTTGACCTTTAGGAAAAACTCTCCTTCCTTTTTCAGTAGGAAGAATTGGTCCAGATTCAATATTTTCAGAAGCAACCATTACTAATGGATTTTTAGCACCCATTGCTCTTGCTTTATTTTTTGCAAGATTAATTGCTGTTGCAAGAGGACGACGATCTATCTCATTTTCTTTTTCAGGTCCACACTCAGTTTCTTCTTTTTGAACTTTTTTAGGAATTCCTTCGTGCTTAGTTTTAGCAAACTTGCGAATTTCTTTTTCACTCATCGAATCTACAATTTTAAGAACTTCAGCACTTACTTCAGATCTTGGAGTTTTACCTCTTTTGACTGAAAGAGCAAGTCCAAAAAGTTTTTGCTGTTGCTCACTTTCTGCCTTTTCTTGAAGAGCATGAACTTTTTTAAGAAACTTAGAATAACCATTTTCAACAATTACATCACCACCCATTTCATGATGTGCCATTAATTTAGATTGCGAATTATCAGTTGGATTTACAACAATTTTATTTTTTTTAGTAGTAAAATCAATTTGAGTGGAATTAGCATCTGAATTTACTATCTGAGGAGCATCAGTTTGAGGCAAATTTGCAGTTGCTGCTACCTCACCTAAAAAACCTTCTTTTACGCTTGAGGTATCTTTACCATCAGCAACTCCACCTTTCTTACGTTGAATAGCGTTATGAACTGCTCCACGATATTCTTTAGCACCACTTTCTACTTTACCGTCACCATCATAATCTTTTTTTGCTCTGTTACCTAGAACCTCAGCAGTTTTTTCACCTTTAGTTCTTTCACCTTCATATGGAGTTCCATATTCAGTCATTTCAACTTCAAGACCTTTTCCCCTAAGTTCACTGATTTTTTGGCGGGTAGCATACCTCACATAAGTAACGTTATTTTTAGGATCAGTGACTCTTACTTTATATTTTTTTCCTTCAGAAGTATCATTTACCTTTTCTTCTAAACCATACTTGAGTTGATCATGATCAATTACTTCACTTTTCTTTTCTACAAATACTTTATAAAGTGCTTTAGAAACTGCATTTGAAGCAGATTCTTTCATATAATTATTGAAATCTTCCGATTGCATTCCACCCTTACCAAAAAGTTTATCTCTTACTGCAGATTTTTCCTGCTCAGACATTGAACTGTTTTGCATATATTGGGAGTATGCCTGCCTTAATGGAATTTCTTCTCTTCTGGCACGATAACGAATATCTGAGGCAGCTTGACTAATTCTTTCTTCTGGAGTTTTATCTCCACTGCCAGCATCCCCACCACCAGGTTTGTTTTGAGGTCCTTCTGGTTTCTTTGCTTGTGCAGACATTTGAGCCTGTGGGTGCTTTCTTGCAGGAAGATCCTCAGCAATATGCTTTTTCATATGAAGAATTTAACCTTTTACTTTTTTCCTATTTTTATTTATCAAATTAACACCATAAGGTTTTCCACCACTTTGAATATTTTCCATACCAGTTCCAATTGCACCCGGAGTCATCATTGCTGCATATTTAAATGCACCTAAAGTTCCCATTAATGTATTTGGTTTTCCAGGAAGTCTCATCATTCTATCCATGTGCTTTTCAGAATATGATTCTTTTACATCTTTAATCCACGATTTAAACATCATTCCATTTTCAGTTACACAAATTAAGTAATTAGTTCCTCTACGAATAATTTTACCATTTAATCCAGTATTTAAATTTTCGACAAAAGTTCCAACTTTAAAAATATTTTTATCAATATAATTTTCCCTTAACGATTGTGAGTCGAATTTTGGTGCAATTTCCCAAGTATTATATCCTTCTTGTTGTATTTCTTGAATATCCATTCCTTGCCTAACAAGATCAAAAAGTTGAAGTGCTTCTTTATTTTTAATTTCAGAAGGAAGTCCTGATCTGAATGTTATGAAATCTCCTTCAGCTGCTGCAAGTCTAAGTCTGGATGCAGAAACTCCTTCCACGCCTTTATTACTATCAGGATCTCTATCTCCCGATGAAATTACATCAATTACATCAAATTGATAAAGTTGTCCATTGTAATCATTGGATAATCTTTCAAATTCCTTAACCCTATCTGAACCACCAACGATTCTAACATTGGTATATCCATCGTTATGTGCCTTTTTAAGGACATCAAAGATGGTTCTAAAATTTGAATCATTTACAATTCTTTCACTATGATCAGGAAACATCCTTCTCATATATGAAATTTTTGTATCAGGATCTAATGGATTTTTCTTTTTATCCTGACTACGAGAAGGGACAATAATATAATCACCATCATCTTCTATTGCTGCCATTGCAGCAGTATCCATCAATTGTTGATGACCAACTGTTGGTGGATTAAAGCGTCCAAAAGCAATTGTCAATGTTCCCTTAGTTTTAGGAACTGGTGGGGGCGTTGCAACTGGTGCTTCTTGAGGAATTTCTTCTTGAGGTTGCTGCTCTACAGGAACTTCTTGCGAGGATGCAGGTTGTTCCGGAGTTGAAGACCCAAGAGGAATATTTTTCTCAAACTCTCCCTGCTTAGGATCTTTACCACCAATAATTTGACGTTTGTTGAAATACTTCAATTGACCACCCACAGTCTTTGCCTCAAATTCACCAGTGGCCCTATTATACCACCCCCCATGCCCATCGCCAACAAGACCAAGACGTTTTGCTTGAACTGATGCGGAGGTTGCTTCCGTTATGAATTGGTGAAATTTTTTCATTCTTTAGTTATAACTACTACTTATAACAACTATTTTTATTATATATTTATTTATTTTAATGCCCAAGAGAGGACTCGAACCTCCACGCAGAAGCACATGATCCTAAGTCATGCGTGTATACCAGTTTCACCACTTGGGCAGAGTGGAAGCATCGAGTCTCGAACTCGAAACCTCTTGAATGCAAATCAAGTGCTCTTCCAATTGAGCTATGCCCCCAAGAAAAGAATTATATCACCTAATTGGCATCAGGTCAAATAATTCTGGATGAAGTTTTCCATACTTCCGCATAATCTCACCTGCTTTTGCATTTGCTTCATTTTCAGCAGGACTTCCGGGATTTGACGAAATTTTTTTCCCATCCATAACTTGCTTATAATGTATAAACTCGTGAGAAATAGTTCTTAAAATATCCACAGGATGGCGATTGACAACACTAATATAAAGTATTTCTCTATTCATCATACCGAAAGTCATATTAGTTTTGGCAAAATCAGAATCATCTATCAGCACATATGGAATATCATACGTCAAACGAATTTCCCTTTTAAGGAAGACAATGAATCTTTTAAGAATAGCATCAAACTGTATTCTTGTAGTTGGTCTTCCTTTTCTCTTACCAATCAAAGACATTTTTTAAAATATTTATTACTCACCAATTACACTACCGATACTTTCATCAAGATCTACAATAACTTTGCGAATATCAGTGATTCTTTCAGAAGCAAACTCATAACTATGTCCCCTCTGATGCTCAAAGAGGACTTGACGAACTGCAGCGGCAGAACGAACATCCATTTTAATTGTTACTTTAGTCATCGGTCGTCAGCAGCACGATTTTCGGAAAAATAAACATCAAAAGCACCTTCAGGATAACGCTTCAGAAGTTTTTGAACATTACGAGCAACAACTTCGTCAAGAGTGACATCAAGTGCAATACACGCTTGAGCAACATACCACATAATATCCCCCAATTCAATAATCAGATGCTCACGGTTGTCTTCACTATAAGGTTTGCCCTGAAAGATCATCTTCTTAACAATTTCCATAAACTCACCACCTTCCGCATTGATACCAACAGCACCAGTTAGAAGTCGCTCAATATTTGCACCCTTTTCGTCCAGAGCAACCAGACGGTCAGAAAGTGCAAGAAAATCTTTAGATGCATCAGATGTGACTACATCCACAAATTCAGCATACTTGTCAAAATTAACGTGTTTGGTTTCCATTAAAATTTAAATCCCTCAAATGATTTTTTAGGTTTTTTGTCTTCGTAATCATTATACTCGTCTTCGTTTCCGGAGTCAAGTATATCTTTTTGTGCTGTTTGTTCGCAATCATAAAGACGCATTTTAGCACGGTCAATTCCTACAATAAAACGTTTGTAAATTGTAGGATCATTGTATCGGTTCTTCAACTGCTTCACCATAATCTGTCCCAACTGCTCAAGCTCTTCTGTACTAATAAGGGCAAACATAAGATCAGCAGTAGCAGGCAGACCAAAGGACTCACTAGTATCAGTAAGTTCAACATCAGAAGAACCAAAACCTGAACGAGTGGTCTGAGTAGCGGAGACAATTGGGACATTAAACTCGACGGCGAGTCCACGCAATTCCTCAGCAATTGCTTTGATATACGAATATGAATTAACAGAAAGATTTGATTTATACCTACTGGAAGCACATATATTAAGGTAATCAATGAAAATAATATCAGGTCTAAATGACTTCTTAAGTGCAAGTTCGTTAAGAAGTGCTTTAAAATGTCCACTATGTGCAGATGCAGTTGGATATTCCTTAATTATAAGGGTTCCTTGAGTTTTCTTGGATAGACTTGTGACCTTATTTTCAAACATTTGACGAGGAAGATCTACCAGTTGCTGAATCGGGACATTCAATAAGTTTGCATCAATTCTTTCAGCAATGCGCTCTTCTGCCATTTCCATCGTAATGTACAAAACGTTCCGTCCTTGGAGCAAGACGGAGCTAGCCACATGGCACATGAATAGAGATTTCCCGACACCCGTACCAGCAAGAGCGATATTAAGAGTTTTATTAGGGATCCCACCTTTGGTAATTTTGTTAAAGTATTCAAGATCAAATTCGATTTTGTCTTCTTTTCGGTGATAAAACTCATATCGTTCTTCATAGTTTTCTAAGTAATCGTGTCCAATATTATTATCAAAAGATACTGCTAGAGCATCAGAAAGAATACTGGGAATAGCATCCCGATTCTTTTTTTCATTATTACCATCAGCAATATGGATTGACTCCATAAGTGCCAGATAAATCGCACGGTCACGACACCACTTTTCAGTAGTATCAAGTAACCATTGTTTTTCTACAGTAGCATCATTTAGAGATTTGTTAATTTCTCTAACTTCTTTTATCTGCTCTTCTGTTAAATCTGTGCGATTTTCTATTTCAATGCTGAGTGCTTCAATGGTGATTGCCGAACCATACTTAACAATAAATTGGACAATCTCTTCAAAAATGACCTTTTCGGTCTTTTTCTCAAAATAATCTGGTTGTATGAAAGGAATAACTTTGCGTGAGTAGTCTTCATTAAATATTAGGTTTCTGAGAATCGTGGTCTCAATTCGTTCCATAAGAGAATTGCTGTTTCGCGGCAGCATCAAGTTGCTGCATTACTTCTTCGGTAAAATATTGTTCTGGATTTTTCAGAATTTCCTTTCCATAAATTTTCTTGCCATTAATCTCATAGCGACCCGCTACATTCTTCCAAAGTCCTGCAGTCTCACCGAGTTCAAGAAGACCATAATAACGATCGAGACCACGCTCATCATAATAGAGACGAACTTCCACATCTTGATTTTCCTTACTTAAACGCGACTTAAGACTCTTTGCCTTGATAATA